AGACCGAGCCATCGCTGTCGCTGGTGCGGCCGACCGGGGCAGTGCCTTCAAAGCGGGTGAGCGAGGGGCGCCATGTGAGGTTGAGTGTGCCGGTGCGGCCAGCGCGGTGCTTGGCAACGATCAATTCGGCATCTTGCGGGTCGGGTTCTTGGTCTTGCACAGCGTAGTAGCAAGGGCGGTGAACCAAACACACGATGTCGGCGTCCTGTTCGATGCTGCCGGACTCGCGGAGGTCGGAGAGCTTGGGGCGGTTGTCGCTGCGGTTTTCGGCCTGCCTGTTAACCTGCGCGGCGGCGACTACTGGGATGCCGAGTTCCATCGACATGGCCTTTAGCCCGCGGCTGACGAAGCCAACTTCGTTTTCGCGGGACTGGGCGCCGGAATGGCTGACGAGCTGCAGGTAGTCTACGAAGATTGCCTTCACGCCCCAGCGGCGGACGGCTAGGCGGGCGCGGCCGCGGATGTCCAAGAGGGTGAGGCCGCCGCGGTCATCAACGTAGAGCGGTTCGCTGGCAAACTGCGTGGCGGCATCCATGATCCGGTGCTTCATGGAAGCGGTGAGGAATCCGTTGCGAATGATCTCGGTATTAGTCTCGGCGCGGCTCAAGACAACGCGAGCGGCCAACTCGTTGGCGGGCATCTCAAGGCTGAAGTAAACGACCGGCACACCGCGGCGGGCCATGTTGTCCGCCATATTCAACATCAACGCGCTTTTGCCCATGGCGGGACGGCCGGCGACAATCGTGAGCTGTCCTCCGCGGAGACCGCCGGTGACTTGGTCGAAGTCGCGGATTCCGGTCTGCAAGCCGAGTTTCCGGCCGCCAGACATGAGGGCTTCCAGTTCGTCAAGCAGGCCCGGGACAATGGCGCTCGGTGCGCGCATGGAGTCGGTGGCGGTGGTCAGCGAAAGGCTCAAGACCGCTTCGCCGGACTGCTGCAGGACGCTGTCAGCATCCGTAGCCATGTCCTGCGCCGCCGCCTGCATCGCAACGGCAGAGTCAATGATGCGGCGGCGAGCATGGAGGTCGCGCAATGTTTGCGCGTGATATTCAACGCCCGCGGGACCGCCGGCAGACTGCGAAAGAAACTCGGTGATGGCCCCAGCGCCGCCGACAAAGTTCAGCTTGTGCTTCGCGTCGATCCGCTGCGTGGTGGCGATAAGGTTCGGCGTGCCGCCCTCGCTGCGAATCTCGGTGATGGTCTCAAAGACCAGCCGGTGCGCGGGTGTGAAGAAAAGATCGGCGTGAAGACCGGCGACTTCGTCAACGAGGCGCGGGTCGGCGAGGAGGCTGCCGAGGACGGCTTGCTCGACGGCGGGCGATTGGGGCACAGTGCGTTTCATGAAAATCTCCCTTCGTCGTCGTCATCAGTCATCACTATGACAATGAAGATCAGCGCGCACATCAGCAGGCTGAACATGGTGAGTTCGCTGACGCTCATTTGCTCGGCGCTCCTTCTTCCTGCGATACAACTCGGCGCGCCACTTGAGCCACTTGTCGGCGGCTTCGTCCACGGCGATAAGATCCTCTGCAAGGTGTGGCCATTGTTCTCGGAGTATTCGTTTGGTTTCAGCGTTCATTGGGCGCCTCTAGGTGCTGCGGTGTGGCGTCCGGGATGTGTTGGCATATGTTGGCAAATGTAGGCATAGGGATCAAGGGTTTTTTGGGCTTTTTGGGCAAAAAAATGCGGTCGTAATTGGCCCTGTATTTATGGCCGTTGACCGGCCGCGGGCTGTCGCCCTTGCCTGCGCTCATGTCGAAAAAAGCGGGTTTTGCGTACACGTCGGCAAGGACATGTTTACGGCATGTACATGTCTCTCGCTCATAGCGGCTGGGCAGCCTCAAGCAGGGCTTCGTGCTTTTCGTTGGCGATGGCATCGGTTAGCGCCGAGCAGCGCTCTAGGACACGCTTGAGCCGGTTGTTGCGCTTAATCAGCTCACGGTTTTCGGCCTGTAGGTCTTTGATTTCGGCGGTCTGCCGGCGGTCTTCGTTGCGCATAAACTCCAGCTCCGCGGAGGCGCCGAAGTTGTTGCCGAAGCCGATCTCGCCGACAACCAAGTCGGGCACCATCATTTGGCCCTCCTTGCTGACTTACCGAAGAGCCAGGTGTTGCGGCGGGACGCGCTGACCGTGGCCAGCCCGCGGCCCTCAAGGAAGCGGTCGCACGCGCGGTGAATCTGGAGGTGGTGCATCTGCGGGTAACCCGGGACGCCTTCCTCTAGCTTTATCGGGCGGCCGTTCTTAGCGTGCATTTTTTTCCTCCTGTTTCATGGCAAGCTGTGCGACCAAGGCGCGCAAAACCATGATCGTGCTGATAGCCTCATCGGCGATCTGCTCGAGGTATTCCACGTTGACTTGGAGGTTGGTTGCTTTCGGCGCCTTGCGGGCGCTCGCCGTCTTGGTGGTTTTCTTTGCGGGTTTCATAAAGTTACTGGTCAAATGTACAAGCAGGGGTAGGACATTGGCTGTCTTAGGGGCGTATAAAGTGTTTTAGTGGTTGTTGATAACTGCGTGGAGGTTCTTCGCTGAAAAAAAAAAAAAAAACAACTGGTTTCTCAGATTGCAGTTGCGACTTGGTCTAGGAGTACCCAGTTGCCGGGTTGACGGTGTCGGGTAGGGCAGTAGCGGACGCTTTGTCTGTGGATGATGTCCTCAGCCGCCCAAAAGACGAATTGATTGCGGTCCTGCAGATACGCAGCAAGAACATCAAAGTCTCCAGGCTCGTAGGCCATGTGCTTCTTGTCGCCAGTTGAAGACTTTTTGGTGTGTATTTGGTAGCCACCAGCCTCAACCAATGAGGCCATTTTGACCTGCACTTTGACCGGAGTTTTGCTCGGCTTAACGATGCAAACATCAGTCGTCTGCGCGTGGCCAAACGGCACAAAGATTTCCCAGTCGTTCACCATGGCGCCGGCGATAAAAAGGGTCTCAGCGATCTCGCCCTTGCGGTTGGAAGACAGGCTGACCGCACTGCCAGTCACCGGAGCGTGGATGCCTTCTTCCATCGCGAATAAAATTGGCTGCGTCACGCTGCGTTCTCCTTTGCGAACTGCTCGCGCATCTCGGCGAGGGAGCGCTCGAGGGCGGTTTGCTTGGGTTGGCCTTGGGGTGGCAGAGTAACGAGCATGGGCGCGGTGGCTTTCGGCGCTTCGATGAAGACGCCGCGCCAGCCGTGCTTCACGCTCTTGCGCAGGGCTTCGACGGCGGCGGCTTCGTTGACAGATGCGAGGTCGTCCACGATGCGCTTGGCCGCGGTGGGCGTGAGCGGGGCTTTAATCTCGCGGCGGTGTTGGGCGAACTCAGCCCAGGCGCGGGCGAGGCCGGGGCCGTGGGGCAGGGGCAATGATGCTGGGTCAAATTTGGGAGCGGCGGCGCGTTTTGGTTTGGGTGCCGCTACTTCCGAGGAAGAAGGATGCGAAGGCGATGAAATCGCCGGAGCTGGCGCGTCAGCGCTTATATTTCGTTTCTTATTGTTATCTATTGTTGGGGTGCAGGAATTGCACCACTTAGGTGCAGCATTTGCACCACTTGGGTGCATTTCCTGCACCCATCTCTCGGACTTAGGTGCATTTCCTGCACCCATCTCGGCCACACCGGGAATGGTCCAGATGCTGGCCTGCAGGCCGCTGCCGGCGACCTTTCGGCTGCCGCGCTCAACCAGAACCAGTTGGCCGGACTTCTGGAGGCGGCGCAGGCAGTCGGCAACTGTCCGGCGGGCAAGGCGGGTCTTCTCCTCGAGCTTGCCCCAAGAGCCGAAGCAGTTGCCCGCCTCATCAGCGAAATCTGCCAAGGCCAGCAGGACAAGCCGGTCGGCGCCTTCCGCGGGCGACTGGGTCCAGACATAGTTGGTGGCGGCCACGCTCATCGGCGCCACCGGTTGCGGCGGATACCGTCGCGGTTCTCGAAGACGAGGCGACCCTCAGTGTCAGCCTTAACGTACACACACTTGATCCGCTCGCCGGCCGACCAGTCCGCGGCGTTTTGCACGGAGCAGATCACCGGCTCGCTCCAGTCGGGCACCGAGACGTAGAGCAGGCGTCCGTTGGGGATCTTCTTGGGCAGGACCGAGCCGGTAACCTGGTCGCCGGGTTGGTAGCCGACCTGTTTGGCGACAGTCTCGGCGAGCTGCTGGTCAGACAGTGGGGCGGCTTTTAGGATGGCTTCGGGCTTGGCTTCTGGCGCAGGCGAGGGGACCGGCTCAGGTTGACTGATGGGTTGACTGATGGTTGACTTTGCGGCGGACAGGATGTGCTTGATCATAAGGTGTTTTTGTGAAAAATTTCGGGAGACTGAAGCGGTCGGGGGTATTGCGAAAAATCAGAACGACTGACCGCCCCCTCCCCGGTCGGACAGAGGAATGTGCGTGGTGATGTTCATCTCTTTGCGGATTTTAAATGATCTATGTTGTATTGCGTTATGCCTCGTTGCTGTTGCAGGTCAAGCACTTACGCATTACTGATATCGCCATTATCAGCACGATCCGGCAGTTCCGCGGCCTTTTGCGCGTCCGGTTCCCGAGGGCCGACCGGTTCAGCGACCACATCGATGACGTTCGCACTCTTCAGCCCACTCACAAAGTCCTGCCAAGCATCAGCCGCAGGTGCCACAGTGTGCTCGATCCGCTGGGTTGGCTGGCCGCCTAGCAAGAGATTCTTATCGGCAGCAATACCGGCCAGCATAGTGAGCGCTCCATCTTTCATATTTGCCAGTCGCGCAGCGAGTTCCGATGAAGTCATCATGGCGAGATAAGCCCAGTTTAGTTTGATGATTGAGTTCGCTTTCGCCATGAGGTCAGAGCGGTTGCGGACCAGGGCATGCACCGTGTGATGGCTGACGGCGAACTCTCGGCAGATCGTGGTCTGCGGAATGCCGGCCTCGACGGCACACAAGATGCGCACCGCGCGCTCCTCGGGAATGCCAAGGCCCGTTGATCCGTACACACGCTCAGGCGCCAGCGGTCCATCCTTGGGTGCGTCGGGCACGTTCTTTGGTCTTCCAACTTTGCCTCGCAGCCTGCTGCGCCTCGTCTTTGGTTTCGTTTCCATGCTATTCCTCCACATCGCCACGCAGCACTGCTGGCCGCACCCAATTTGGGTCGTTCTCGCCACCTTCACGCCCGCTCAATAAAAGCGGCTCCTGCGCGATTTTAGCGCCCTTGCTATGGGCTGAGATCTCGTTAAGCGCACGGGTCAGACTCCGCACTACGCTTCTGGCCTTGGTCGCCGTGCAATCCATAGCCCAGGCAGTCAGATGTCCGCCCTGCCAAGACCGGAGATAGGGCCGCGCGCCCTTGATCGTGCGCAGCAGTGCGGACAGCTTCGGCTCCCGGCTTTGGAAGAACCAGCGCCTGCCGCCGACATTCCAATAGCACAGCGCCGCAGGATAGCGCGGGAGGCCGGTCTTGGGGTTAACCGTGTTAGTGATCATCTCAACCTCTCCCGGTAACTCTGCGTCAAATCATCCCACTCAAATCCCTTCGGCGCCCGCAGCCGCATCCAGCCGTCCCGCAGCGAATACCAGCCCTCGAGCTTGTAGTTGTACTCCCAAGCTGCCGGTGCGTTGTGCGGCGCGGTGGCCCGCCAGCTCGCTCCAGCGCAGGCCGAGAAGAGCAGGCAGGCTATGGTCGCGGCGGTCGCCTTAATCATTTCTTGGCGAAGAGGCGCCGGCAGACCTCAAGGAGTGCGCCAGCAGGCAGGCACGGCGAAGTGCCGTAGTTGTCCGTGATCTGGGCGCCGCAATAGCGCGCGACGAGCTTCCAGAAGTTGATGTTGTCGATAGTGCGGTGGTTCATGGCTGGTGCTCCATCAGCTCGCCAACGAGAACTCGGAAAGCTCGCTCTGCGGTGGCAGGCACAACTCCATTGCCGAGGAGTCGCAGCTCATCGGTGCGATTGTCAGAGCGGACCATCCACTCACGAATCTCGGCCAGTTCTTGATGACTGAGGCCGGACAACTCGGCGAGACCCAGCCCAAGCTCAGTCCCATCAACTGGGTCACCCATTGGCTGTTGAGCTTGCCGGTCGGTGTCTGCGTCTGGTCTTCCAACTTCCGCAATCCGCCGCCTGCTGTTGTCCGCTCCGCTTGTGATCCGCCGCTCGGAACTTTGGGCGTCAGCCATGATTTCGTCACCTGCGCTGGCAGCGCATAGTTGCCCGCTGAGTCCCTCATGTTCGGCCCGCTGTGCTGCGGGTCGCTGGCTTTCGGCGTTGCCCATTGCTTCGCGTGAACAAACTCTCCCAGCGTTGCCGTTCCGTCCTCGACCCTCTGCGGGTTGGATGGCGCATTCGCTGTCGATTTCCAATCCGTTGTGCGAGGCGTTGGAAACTCCTCCGACTTCGCCTGACTGCTCAACGTCCCATGGCAATGCGCCCCGCGATCCGCATTCCTCGCCGCAAAGTTCGGATCGCTGTCCGACTCGTTGGCTTTTGGTGTCAACCAGAGTTCCTGTTTCTTCGCCTCTTCCATCGCAACCTTGGTTGTTAAGAAAAGCTGCTTGTTGATGCCTTGCGCTTTCTTCGCATCGGCTATCTCCTGCCATTTC